ATGCACCTCACACGAGAAGTAGCCAACTACCTCAACCCAATGATCGGCTGCAGTACAAAGGAGACGCTGTCGAACTTAGTTGATTTGCTGCAGGGCCAATGCATGCTCATCGCAGATCGATCCAAGGGGACAACACTAGAAGGCGAATCCGTTATGTACTTGCTGCAGGCTGTTGCCGGCGCATTGATGTTTGAATCCAAATCTCAACAGGCGAGCCGCGGTGCGTCTCAAACGACAGACACCGGGCAATCTTCAGAACAGGCCGCCTGATACAGCAATATCCCAGTTCGCAATCACCAGCTCACTAGATACGCCCGGCCCGCCACGGCGATTGTTGCCCACGGAATACTTGATATCGAGCTCAAGCATTGGCAACCCATCAAAGGCGCGGCGGATGTCAGGGTGATCGTTGATGCTGACCATAATCTTTCCCTGGCTGGCACGCATCATTGCGGCCAGCTTTTCATATTCCTCGAACGGGAACGGCACGCCGTAGCCCTCAGTTTCCCAGTACGGCGGATCGCAATAGACGAATGTGTGCGGACGGTCATAACGCTCAATGCACGCGGACCAGCTCAAGTGTTCGATGGTAACGCCGGCGAGACGCAGATGGGCGGCCGAAAGATTCTCCTCAAGGCGTAGCAGGTTGACGACCGGGGCTGTGGTCGACGTCCTGTAGGTCTGCCCTTCTACCTTGCCACCGAACGCGTGGTGCTGAAGGTAGAAAAACCTCGCTGCACGCTGGATATCGGTGAGGGTTTCTGGCCTGGTGCATTGCATCCACTCGAACACCTGGCGGCTAGATAGTGCCCACTTGAACTGGCGCACAAACTCCTCGAGGTGGTGCTGCACAACGCGGTAGAGGTTGACCAGATCGCCATTCACGTCGTTGATCACTTCGCACTTGGCCGGCACTTGGCGCAGGAAGAACAGCGCAGCGCCGCCGGCGAATGCTTCGACGTAGCAGTCATGGGAGGGGAACAGGGGGAGGATGTGATCGGCAAGGCGGCGCTTGCCGCCGATCCACGGAATGATGGGAGAGGCCATGATTGACTCCAGCAAGGCCCTCGCGGGGCTCAGGTATGGAGGCTCACGGCCTTCTGGGGGGAATTACCCTTTATGCTGCTGGCCGAAGTGGTTCAGCGTGCTGCAACGCGGGCATTTGATGGTCAGGGCGATGTATTCGCCCTCGGCGAGTTTCTTGCGGCAACAGCCGCAGCGGATTTCCTTCATCTGTCGAGCCTCACACTTTTTGTGATAGTCTCCCCATGCCTGTCGACAGGCGGGGAAGCCTTGTTCAAGGCTCGCAGGGCACATCTGCGGGCGGCGATGGCCGGCCCAGGTGTTAGCGCACCCAGGCCGGTCGCTTCCTCTCTCAGCGCGCTTCCGCTACGCCGAGGCGATCAATGCAGTAATTCAGGTCGTTCACTACTTCGTCGGCTTCACTGCCGAACCGGATAAAAAATTCTCCATCCGCTGGCGAAAGTTCGGCACGCGCTTCTTGAGCAGCCGGCCCGGCGCCGGGCGCGCCTGCTGCACTTCCTGCTGCAGGGGCACGGACGTTGACGAACAGCCGGCGCTGGCCAGCGCGCAGCTCAGCAATAACGCGGTCACGATCTGCGATTTCACGGTCTTTGTTCTCCTGGTATTGCGCCTCGATGGCGGCGATCTTCTGGCCGGCGGTGTACTCGGCATCGCGGGCGCGCTTCTCGGCGCCGGCCACACTGCTGGCAGCCGCGGCAGCGCGCTTGGCATCGGCCAGATCACGGGTGCGGTTGGTGCTGGCAGCGCTGGCATTCCATGCCCAAGAAACCGAGCCCAGCCATAGCAGGACCAGCACCAGCCCCAGCAGTAGGCGCCAGTTCTTGCGAATCCACAGCAATGCGCTCATGCGACCCCCAGCACGGTTTTGGCGACAGCCCACAGCCCCTGCCGATCGGCCAGGCCGTTGGTGCCGCCGTTGATGCGCTTGGTGATGCGCAGGAAGTCGCCAGCGTCGGCCAGCGCGTTGAGCCCGCGGTCAGCCCAGAAGTCGCTGGCGGACAAGGCGGCCCAGCGCGGCTCCGCCAGCTTCTCGGGGCATGCCTCGAAGTCCGGCACCTCGGAACCGAAACGGGTGCGCAGCCGATCGCGCACGCGGGCGTGATTGCTGCGGCCGGTGATCTGGATCAGGCCATGCCCCATGAAACGCTTGCCGTCGCCAGGCTGGGTGTTACCGAGGTCGGCGCGGCCCTCATAGCCGCGCTGCGCGGCTGTCGGCCCCCACAGCTCGCACACGTAACGGAGCTGGCCGGATTCGTGGCCGATCTGGGCCAGGAACGCGGCCATGCGCGCCGGCGTGGCGATATCAAAAGCCGCCATGGCCTCATTGAGCGGGTCAACGAAAAGGCCCGCACGTTGGCGGGCCTGGGGCATGATCTGGATAAGCTGTTGTACGGTGATCGGCATCAGGTTCTCCTTGCAATCAGAGCCGCCAGCGCTGCCGCCACTTCACCAGGTGCGGCGTCATTGGCGACGGTAGGCAGCTCCACGCTATCGAGGGCATTCTCGGAACTGTGCGCGCCAGCCAAGCCGGCACCGGCGCGCTGCAGGCGCACTGCCACACCGCCCAGCCTCTGCACCGCATCCAGTTCGTTGGCAAAGCGGCAGTCGTCAACAACCACGCGCCCGCCGGCGGCGAGCACGCACAGGACAGTGCGTGCCCACGCGCCGACCCACAGCTCGGCATGGATCAGTTGGCGGCCCCACTCGGTGCCGAGGGTTTGCATGGCGTGGCGCGGCGTGGCGCCGCCGAGCAGCTCGCTCGGCTGCTCCTTGAGGTGTCCTTCGATTTCGTCGTCGGTCAGGCCGAGGGCGCGCATCATGGCCTTGAGCGGGCCGGCAAACTTGACCACGGTGTAACCGTGCTGGGCGGCCAGCTCGGCGGCGATAGTCGACTTGCCGGCGCCGGCCGCACCGCAAAGAGCCAGGACGTTGGGAAGTTCGGACATATGTGCTCCATGAAAAACCCCCGCCGGAGCGGGGTGTTGACGGGAAATCAGGTCAGCTGGCTTTTGGCCAGCTCACCCACTCGGCCGCGGCCACGCCTGGGCGGACGTTATCGTCATCGACGTTAACCGGCATCGAGAACGTGATGCCGTGCGCTGGGTGCGTGATCCACAAAGCCTGGCGCGCCCGTTCATAGGGAAAGTTGTTGGAAAAGGCGTATTCGTCGTAGCCCTTCAAGCTACCGTTGACGATGAGCCTCTGCAGCTGGATCAACTGGTGCCAGTGCCCAAGCAGCAACACGTCGTAATCGGCACCGATCTGGCCATTGCGTCCGCGCTTGCGATGGTCGCCGCGGATGATCGGGCCGAGCGCGCCAATCATGCCGTCGCCGCCGCGAAACTGATCGCCATGGGTGAGCAGGTAGCGGGTGCCGTACACGCGCCAGCTGGCGTCCGGGCCGTCCGGTATCAGGAAGGCGACCCGCTCGTCACCCTCGAGCAGCTTGGCCAGCATCACGTATGCGAGCCAGTCGAAGCTGGTGAACGCACGGCCCTTCGCGCGGATCTTCTTGGTGTTGCGGCCGTGATTGCCGGTGACGCAAGGAACGAACACATGGCCGAACTCGTCGGCCAGGGTTCGAATGCACCAGGCAAGCACGCCGATCAAGTCCACCACGGTGGGCATGATCTCGATCTCGTTGGTGGCCTGCAGCTCTTCGTGAATGTCGCCGCTTACCATGTCTCCGCCGAGCGCAAACACGATGCCCGGGTAACGCGCGCCGGTGAAGCAGTTGCGCAGCAGGTGGATGGTTTTTTCCACCATCCGGCGGGCACGCCGGTGGGCAATGGGCAGGCTGTACTCGTTGACGCCGTTGATCTGGCGCGGATCGACCACCTCGGCCCAATGCCAGTCGCTGGCAAACAGCGTCGGCACGCCGAGCTCGCCGCCAGCGGACGGTTGCTTCAGCAGCCAGTCCGGAGGATCGATCACCGAGCGCGACAACCCCAGAATCTTGCGCCTCACATACTCGGCGTCGAGTTGATCCTGTCGAGCCGCCGCCACCTGAGCACGCAGCGCGCGCAACTCAAGGTCGTTCGGGTCTGGCTGATCGACCTGCGGCGCCGCCTCGGCCGCACCGCCAACCGATAGCTTGATGCCCCTCCGTGCCTCAATGGCGCGCCGGCGCTCATGCACCGAGCGCTCAGAGCAGTCAAGGTGGCGGGCCAACGCAGCAGCGCCACCCAACTCACCCCACAGCCGGATGAATTCGTCTTCGCTACACTTGGGCTTGGCCATCAACTACTCTCCCGCGCGCCGCCAGGGGTGAAGCGCGCGATGAGCTGCTTGATCCAAGGCAGGTCCTTGACCAGCGCCAGCGCGGAATCCATCACCGCGACGAACAGGTAGGCACACACGGTGCCGGCCACGCCGACGCCGCCCGGCCCCCAGCCCCACAACTCGAAAGCCAATTGCGCACCGAAGTAAGCAGAGACGAACGACGTGACCACCAAGATGGCTCGCTCGGGCCACGGGCGGCCTTTCAGGTTGAGCAACAGCAACAGCGAGCCGGCGGCGGCACCGATCACTGCCGGCCCGTGCACATGCACCACTGCGGCCTTACCGGTGCCGGCTGCCAACGCCTGTGCGGATGCGCCAGCGGCCAGCGCGGTCACGCTGGCCACGGCCAGGTTGCGCAATACAAGCCAGGCACCCAGGCCAGCCAGGAACGACACGATGATCAGCGCCAGGCGCTGGCGTACTTTTTTGAGCATAAGAGCCCCTAGAAAAGAAGATGCCCGCACATGGCGGGCAGAAATGCATCAGGGCCGGTAGTCCGGCCCTGTTTAGTTGCGAGGCATGATAGGGTTGAACGTGAGCACGATCGGCACGCGGTCGGGCACGTCGGGGTGCTGCACAGCACCCATCAACTTCCAGCCCAGATACAGCCGCAGGCACCGCCCGGGCAGCGTGGGCCAGACCACATACAGCATCCAGGCCGGGCCGACGCGCGCCCAGCACCAGCCGGGGGCATAGGGTTGATTACTGATCCAGGGGTTACCGCGCACCAGGCGCACCATGGTGCGGTCGATGGTGGCGCCGGCCACGCGCTCATCAAAGCCGCCGCCGGGGTTGCGCCAGATCCAGATCAGCCGGCGCAGGTAGCGCGGCAGCCGATTGATGGCTGGGTGCGCTGTCGGGTCACGCCAGTAGCTGTCGCCATCCAGCGACGCATCCGACGTTTGCAGCCATGATAAGCAATGCGGCAGGTTGCCGGCAGAGTTGGCGAGCAGCACCAGGACCGGCGCGGCGAGCACAGCAACAACGGTCAGCACTAGGCTGATTACCGCAAGAAAAAGCCAGCGCATTATTCCACCTCCTGCGCGAATGCCGGCACGGCCGCCCAGGTGATCGAGATCGGGAAGCCCCTCTGCTTTGGTACATCGCGAAGCGCCTGGCGGTATTCCTGCATGGTTTTGAACTGGTCGGTGCTCAGCGTGGTGGGCATTGCCATTTCCAATTGGTCGCGGTGGCGCTGCACCAACCATTCAGTTGCGTCGAGCAGCTGATCACGCTGCGCCCGGGCCTGTTCAGCAAGCTGCGCGGTCGACGGTAGCGGAGGGTCAACAGCAACCGGCTTACCATCCATACCGGCCTGAATAATCTTTCCAGTGGATTGCGCCGCAAGAAGTGAGGCGTGTTCCTCTGCCGTGACTTCCACCGCATCTGCCGGAATCTGGAAGTTCCCGTGGATTGCTGGGTCGTAAAAGCCCCCAGTTGATTTTGAGTAGTACATAGTTTTCCTCTTAACATCCGATGGCGAAGTAGTGGTAGAGGTTTCCTGCTGATGCGCAGTAAACCGTTACAGTAGATGTAGAAGCGAATGATGCACCGAAGGCAACTCTGCCATTTCCGCTATCTGTCACGTAGGCTTGGAGGGCCGCGTTCGGGAATGCGAGTGGCAATGTCAGCGTATCGGTTGATGCGGTGGAGTTCCTAGCCCCCCACTGGATAATCAGACCACTCGGCAACCTCTGGTAGCCGTTGGAGGCGAGAGATGATCCGAACGCCCCCGTTAGCCCAAGCTGCGCCGTCCGCAGCCCCATATGCCAACCGCCACCGGCAGAGGTGTCGCTAGTGAAAACCGCGAACGTGCCCGGCTCCATGACGTAGGAGTTTGCGCTGTTTGAGTTGCCCGCAACGATGATGTCGGCCCCTTGTCGGCTGATCGTCTGGGCATAAATCGATTCGTTAACCAGAATGATTGCGGCGCCGCCAGGAAACCCAGAGGACAGAGGCAGCGTAACAGTACCAGCAGCACCTCCATTGATGACTGTGAGTTTGCCCGCGTAGGAGGTATCCAGCGTAGACGGTAGCGAGTTGAGGTATACAACGCCAGCAAAGGACAAGCCCATGGCCTTCGCAAACGCCGTCGTTGCTGGCTTTGTGCTGCTGTCGAACTGCGGCGGCATCGGCACGGTTGGGCTGCCCGTGAATGCAGGGCTGACCAACGGTGCCTTGAGCGCCAGAGCGTTGGTGATCGTGGTGGCAAAGTTCGGGTCGTTGCCCAGCGCAGCCGCCAGTTCGTTCAGCGTGTCAAGTGCGGCCGGCGAGGACGCGACCAGCGCCGCGATGGCGGCCTGCACAAAAGCGGTACTGGCGGACTGGGCTGTGTTCGTCCCAGCTGGAGCCGTTGGCACCGTCGGCGTGCCAGTCATGGCCGGGCTATCCAGCGGAGCGGCACCCAGCGTCGCGCGGGCGGTTGCTGCGTCAACATCGTCCAGCAAGGTACGGGCGAAGGCGCTCAAGCTGGTGATGGCGAAGGTGTCTACACCGGTCGCATAGATGAGTTTGTCGGCAGCGGTAACAATGGTCGCGAGCGCCGTTAAAGTCGCGTCGAGCGGCTGCTTTCCGGCGGTCAGTCCGTCAGCCAAGGCTTTCAGGAAGGCGGTACGGTTGGCCAAGGCCTGGAGTGGAACGTTGTCAGGGCAGTCAGGACCACCGGTCAATACAGCATTTGCCTCGAAGTAGGGAACATCGCCCCATGTTGCGCTATCGATCAAAGCTCCCATGTCTTCTCCTAGACTAAGCCGCGTGTATAGGTACCATCGCGGCGAGCAAAACCGTTGCGGATCAAGGCCGCATCGGTGAAGTTGATTTCGACCAAGTGGCAGCGCGCCGGCGCCACGCTGGCCAACAGACGGCGCGCGGCGGCGGCCTGCTTGATACTCAGTTGACGCGAGCACTTGATGCGGTACTCGGCCCAATGGTCCTTGCGCTCGCCGCGGACGACGAAGCCGTCGCGCCGGAACGAGCCATCCCGACGCCGGCCGCTGCGGCCCTCCTCGATGGTGACCTCGCCAAGGCCGAGCATTCGGAACACCTCTTTGATTGCCGACGGCGTGCCCTTGATGCGGTGCAGCCGGATGGCGCCTTTGAGCATGTCGCGCTGCGCCCGCTCGGTTTCGGCCAGCTCCCAGCCGTCGTCGATCAGGCTGTATTCCTCGGCCAGGATCGGCAGCAGCAAGGCGTCGACGTGATCAATCCAGCGCACCAGCACGGCCTGCGGATCGATTGCGGACAGCCGCCTGGCCCACAAGTCGGCCAACGTGGCAAAACGCTCGTCGCCGGCGAGTACCGCCGGCAAATCAGGTAAATCGCTCATGCTCACCCCGCGATGGTCAGGTTGATGCCGGTGCAGCGGCGCCATTCCCACTTGCTGCAGGCGACAAAGCCGAGCCCCAGCAGCTCGACGCGGTGCACCAGCGGCTGCATCACACCGGTGAACTGGCTGGGCACGATGTCCCCGCCGAGGCGGGCCGCCATGCTGTTCGCCAGCGCCTGCACCGCCGCAGTGGCGGCCGGCAACACCGTGTCGGCGACATCGCCCGGGTTGAGCGTGAGCACCGCGCTCACGCTGTAGTTGTGGGCGACGGGCGCGGCGGTGACCACGGTGTCGCACAACACCCGCACTGCTTCATCGGAGGCGCCAGCCTGCACCGCGTCGATCACGGTTTGCCCAGGCAGGCCGGTATCGAGCAGCGGGTACAGAGTGACCTCGCCGGGCGTGTGCGAATACACCGCCACGTCGATCACCGACGGATGCTGACGCATGGCCAGCAGACGATAGGCCGGGGCCGGCCCGGCGACGCTGTAACGGTCGAACGAAAAAAGCAGCCGCAGCTGCAGACGCTCGTCGGTTTCCTCCTCGGCGCCGCCGTCGGTCGTCGTGGTGTTGCTGACGGTGAGCCCGCTCGGCGCGCCGGTGAGGATGCTGATCAACTGGTTGATCTGACCGGCAATGTAGCCGTTGCCCTGGGTGCCGGCATCGGTGGCGCTGGCCTTGACGGTGGCGGCGAACTGCCCTGCCCGCAGCGTGACGTTTTCGACCGTGGCGACCGAGAGCGCGCCGTTGCCGGTGGCCACCACCGTGCCAGCCGGGATCACGAAGTCGATTTTCTGGGCGACCGGCACGCGGAACTCAAGCGTGCAGCCAGCGGCATAGGCCGGCAGACGGTCCTCACCGCGATCCTTCGCCAGCTCGTCTAGGATCGCGCCGCGGCTGTAGCGCACCAGGTTGAGCAGCGCCGCATCCTGCACCTGTTCGCGCAGCAGCGACTCGCGATACGCCATGAAATTGATCAGCAGGCGCTCGGGCTGCGCCGGGTACAAAGTCTTTCCGGTGCGGCCTTCCAGGTCGGCCACCATGTCCTGCACGATCTGGTCGGGTGCCCGGGTGATGAACTCAGGTTTGGCCATTGCTTACCTCGGTGATTTGTTGCTCGTCACCGCCGGCAGGCTGCCACGTGACGCGGATTTTCCAGTGCGATTCATCATCGCCCGGCGCCAGCGTGACCCCGACCACCTCGGCTCGCGGCTCCCACATGCCGATGGCGGCGTACACCTCGCGCACAACGTTGGGCAGCGCCACGTCGACCGGCGCGTCTAGCCAGCGCCAGGCATCGCAGCCGAACAACGGCCGGAGCGGGTCGGAACCCTTGAACGTGCCTAGGATGATGCGGATGCACTGGTCAATGTCGTCGAGGTCCTCCACCACGCCGCCGAACTCGCCCAGAAGCGGCGACCAGTCGGCGGACTGGATTTCAGGCAGTTGCGTCATTTCGTTTTGCCTTTCCGCTTGGCCTTGCGTGCCACGGCGGCCTGTTTGGCTTCGGTGCTGTTGCGCAGGCGCTGGCCGGTGACGGAGACATCCCAGCCGCTGGAGCGGGTTACGGAGTGGCGGCTTTCCGACAGCAGGTAATCGCCATCAAGCTTGCCCAGGCATGCGATGTTGAGCGTGTTGCCGGCCAGCACGCGCGGATCTCCGATTAGGGTGAACTCGCCCTCGACCGCGCGCATGTTCTTGTCGCGCAGCGCCGCCTTGGCCATGGCCACGGCTTGCTGTTTGTTCTCCGCCCGGGCGTTGATCTTGAGGGCGTCGGCCTTTTCCTCGATGACCTTGTCGCCGCGCTTGCGCTTGGTGGTCTTCGCGTGTTCGGTGTGCTCCACCAGCTTGCCCGTCTTGGGGTCGAGGTAGGACACCGTGACGCTTTTGTAGGTGGCGTGCGTTTTGTCGCGCACCCGGTAGTTTTTCAACTGCTTACGCTGCGCCACCGTCAGCACCGCGTCGCGGTCATCCACGGCGGAGAGCGGCGCGACAAATAGCTGATCGCCACGCACCGACACCATATGCCCGTATTGCTCGGCCACCCGCTTGAGAAAGCCGAGGTCGGTTTCCTGATTCTGGGTAACGCGCCCGATCGGAACTTCTTCAGGCGCGCCAGCCAGGGTCAGCCCATTACGTTGGGCCACCTGCTTGGCGATGGTGGTCAGCGTCTGGCCGTTGTACGCCTTGGTCTGCTTGGTGCGCACGGCGCGGGTGATGCCTGCGGATAGCGCCTTGATGGTGACCTCGTCCGGCGGGCCGGTCAGCTCGCATTCGTCCACCTCGAACTCGCCGCACGGCAACATGGCCTCGCCTTCATAGCCGAAGCTGGCACGGATGCGGTCGCCCTTCTCCGGATACCAGGAGCCGGTCCAGCGGCCGTGGCTGTTTTCCAGCACGATCTCCAGCTCGTCGGCCTCGCCCGTGCGCTTATCCTGGTAGACCAGCCGCACAAAATCGCGGCTGATGTCCGCGGTGATATCCTTGCCCTCGTACTGGATAAAAAAAACCGGGCGCTTTGGCCCGGTGTCCTTGTCGGCTATCGTTTCCACGGTGGCAGGTCCTCCTCGGCCAGCGCCAAGTCATCGTCTTCCAGCACCGGAATCCTGACCACCAACCCTGCCGACAGCGCCGGCAGGATGCGCAGCTGCGGGTTGGCCTCGATGATCGGGCTCATTTGCGCGGCGTCGCCGTAGTATTCCCATGCCAGCGTGTCCCAGCGCTCGCCAGCGCTGGTGATGTGCTCGAGATACTCCATTGCTCAATTCCTGGTGATCTTGGTGAATTCAACGCCGTCCTTATTCTTCACCTTGGTAGTGCCTGTGCGAGACACCTTGGCGCCAGGAGTCTTCTTGCCCTTTTTCTTGCGGGCCTTGGCCTGCTGTTTCTTGGCGCGCCGCGCCGCCGTCAACGGCTGGTTTTCCACGTACTCAAGCAAGCTGACGCTGGCGGACAGCGACATGACCTTGCCGTACCTGTTGGCGGTCTGCGTCGTCACGCGAATCTTCTCGATGACGAACTGCCCGGCCACCACGCCGTTGCCCCAGATAAGCGGCATGGCCTTGCCGGCCTTGCGCGCCTCGTCCAGCCGCTTCAGCTCCTTTTCCGGGTCGCAGTAGTAGTCGTGGAAAGCCAGCTCAATAGTGAGCTCGTCCAACTCCTCGCCGGTGCGCTGCAAGATCGGCTTGCCGTCCATCACTTCGTGGCGCGCGTACTTGGTGGCCTTGGTGACCTCAAACCCATCGAAATGGGTGATGAGCTCGAACTGGATATCACCCAACAGGGCAAACATGGGAACCCCCTATCAGTCAGTACGCCGCGCGCGCCTTGTTCTCGACCGCCTGGTTGAACATGCGCAGCAGCTCGTCGCGGTGCGCATTCAGCAGCGCCTTGAACTTGGCGTCGGTGCCAGGTATCGGGTCGCCCTGGATGGTCAGCGTCGGGTTGTAAGTCAGCGTCACCTGCGGCACGACGGTTTTGCCGGCTTGCCCCTGGGCGTTGCTTTTGGTGGCGGCCGCCGGGTTGAGCGGTACCGGCTGCGGCGCTGACTTGGCCGCCTGCGATGCCGCGGCGATCGGCGATGCCGGCTTATCGCCCAGCTTGCCAAGCGCCCCACCAGCGAGCGCGCCCAGCTTCTCGCCAAAGAACGTACCGGCCGCGCCACCGAGCAGGCCGCCCAGCACCGTACCGACACCGGGCATAACCATGGTGCCGACCAGTGCGCCCAGCTTGGCACCGGCCAACCCACCGGCCAGGCTGCCAGCAGCCCCGCCATAGCCGGCCCCCTTCTCGGCGCCCGTCTTAGCGTTCTTGTACGTGTCGTAAGCCATGTAGCCGGCGGTCCCAACCGCCAAGGCCGTGCCGGCCAGCCGCCCCCCTACCCCAAGAGCCGTGCGGCCGAAACTTCCCAGGCGAGCCAGACGGCCACCTGACTTGAACGCATTACCCAGGCGCGAGAACCGGCCGCCAGGCTTGCCACCCTGCTTACCACCCTGCTTACCACCTGGCTTGCCACCGCCGCCCGCGTCACCTAGGTCAAAGCCCTTGCCCGGCCAGTTGGTCACCCAGACGCGCTGCACGCCCATCTTCTCGGCAGCGGCCTCGGCGGCCTTGCCGGCGGCGCCACCCAGGCCCTTTTTGCCGAACAAGCCGCCGAGCTTGCCCAGCGGGCCGAGCGCATAGCCGGCCAAGCGGGAAATGGTACCGAGCGTCACCGCGAGCGCACCGCCTACCAGCAGCACACCGCCCAGGCCACCGATAGCCAGCCCGGCGGCCTTGGCCAACTTCGGATGCTCGCCAATGAACTCGGACATCTTGGCGGAGGCATCGCCCAGCCATTCGGTCAACGCCTTGAGCTCCGGCGAAACCGTTTCACCGAACGCCGACAGGGTATTGGTGAAGGTGCCGGACGCCGCGTCCCACAGGTTCTTCAGGGTGCCGAGCTGCTCGTTGACGCGCTTCTGCAGGCTGGCCTGCTTGGCCATACGGTCAACGGTGTCGTTGTAGCCGTCCACACCCTTGTTGATCAGGATGGACAGCACCTGCAAGGTCTCGGCATCGTCGCCGAAAACCTCCTTGAGCGCCTTGAGCTGGTCGGCCGTGTTCAGCTTCTTGAGCTTGTCCAGCTGGGACATCAGGTTGCCCATGCCGCCGAACTCGCCCTTGCCGTCCGTGAAATCGAGCTTGATGCCCTTGCTAGCGAGGTCCTTGTTGGCCTTGTTGACCTTTTTCAGGTCCATGCCCAACTGCACCACCTTCCGCAGCGCGTTGCCGGCGGCCTCGCCCTGCATACCGGCCTGGTCGAACATCACCGCAAATGGCGCCATCTCCTTGGCGGCCTCAGCCCCCTTGCGTTTCATGGTGTCCATCGCCGGGGTCATCTTGGTGTAGAACTGCAGCATGTTGCTGTCGTTCACACCGAGATAGGTGGCCCGCTGGATGGTATCCATCAGGCCCATCATGTCCTTTTCGGCGGTGCCGGTGGCGTCCTGTAGCTTGGCGACGAACTCGGCGGCCTGTTCCGGCGGCTTTTTCAGCATCACGCCTAGGTAGGCGGCGGACTTGCCGACCCCGCCCAAGATGGCGTCATAGCTGATACCCTGCTTGACCAGGGCGGTCATCATGTTTTGAAAGTCGGCGGTGGTGCCGGGCAGCTTGTCGCCCAGTTCGGTCGCCAGCTTGTTGATCTTGCCGTAACGGGCATCCAACTCGCCGCCGGCGCCGAGCATGGCCACTTTTAAGCCGGTGGCGGCGTCCTCTGCCTCAGCAAAGGCTGCGATCGGCTTTTGCATCATGCCGGTCAGCAGTGCACCGTCGCCCATTGCCTTGGTGCCCATCCTTTCCAGCTTGTCGGATAAGGCACTGACGCGCTGGTCAAGGCGGCCGATAGCGCCCATCGACTTGCTGGCGGCGGAGCCGAACACGCCCGACATCTGGTCGAACGCTTTCAGCACAATGCCGAACTGGATCAGGTCCATGGCGGCCCCCAGAAAAACAAACGCCCCCGATTACTCGGGGGCGCGGTTTATGTAATTGTGATACTCGATGAACTCGTTGCACCAGAAGGCGAACCGCTCGTAGGGCATTTCGTCCACGTACTCGTCGGTCCACTTGGTGCTAAAGATCAGGTGGGCTATGGCGCGGAGCCCTGGCGGCTCCGCTTCACCTAGTTTCCCTCGACGGCCGCCTGCAGCTTGACCACGTCGGCGCCGGCCATTTCGTCCAGATCCTCCGGAACGATGCCGTGGCCGTCGATGGTGGTGGTCTGCGCGATCAGCGCGAACAGAAAATCGTGGCCGGCGTCGCGCATCATGATCCGCGCATGGCGGATATGCTTGCCCTTGAACGGCACGATGCGGGCCACGCGGTCATCGGACAGCTTGATTTCGGTCAGGTCTGCCGGTTTTTGGTTTTGGCTCATTGCTTAAATCCCCAGGAGAGAGCGTTGGTTAGCCAGCAGGTCTTCACCGCCCAGGCTGAACACTTGGTTGACGACGTCGACTTCCACCAGCGTTTCGCCGTCGACCACCTGCTTGACGGCATGCACGGCAAACTTGGTCGGCATCTCGACCGCTTCGCCGGCCTTGTGCGTGCCCAGGCCGAACGACTTGGGCAGTACGGTCAGGTGCGTGACCACCGAGACTTCCTTGCTGAGGCCGCCGGCCCCGTCGAACGTGCGCTTGATCGAGCGCACCATCAGCGCCGTACCCTTGCGCGGGTTGAACACCGACGCCGCCAGCGCCTTGTCGTAGCTGCGCCAGTTGATCTCCGCTTCCATCTTGTCGATGCCGGCGGGCAGCTCCAGCGAGCCAAGGCCGCCGGTCGGCTTGCGCTCGGTCATGCGGAATTGAATCTCCGGCAGCTTGATTTCCTCGGTCATGCCGAAGTAGCTGCCGCCGTTGACGTACACGACGCCTTCACGGATTTCTTCGAGCCGCATCAGTTACCCCCTTTCAGGTTGACCAGGTACTCACTGGTCAGCTCGCTTTCGTACGTGCCGCGCTCGAACGGCGGCGGCGGCGTGAACTTGTAGCTGAACACGGCGTGGCCATTGGCCAGCTCGGTTTCGGTCTGGCGCGCCGGGTCGTACCAGCACACACCGTCCAGAATCGCGCCGTCGCCCTTGAGCTTGCGCAGGAACTGGTTGACCGACTCGACGATGGCATCGATCAGCGCCTGGCTGAACGGGCGGTCGATGTACTGCAGCGAGAAATACCGGATCGACTCGTCGATGATGTCCTGCGTGCGGGTGACGCTGATGAACGTGGTCAGCCCGGTTTCGCTCGGGAAGTTGGCGTTGCGGTTGCCCCAGATGCGCAGGCCGCTGCCGAAGCTGTTGAACACCGTGACGATGCCGGCCTCGTTGAGCAGGTTGACGTCGCTCTGCGCATCGTCGATGCGCGCCGACAGGTCCAGCTCCAGCCCGACAATGCCCTTGATCTCGGTGTTGGATGGCGACCACCAGTAGCCCTTATCCAGATCCTTGGCAGCCATCACGCCGGCAAGGCGCGCAGACAGCGGCTGCAGCTTGGTGCTGTCGGTGGCGGCGTCGTACACCTTGACGTGCGGGTAGCACAAGATCGCCCCGCGGCTCGAGGTGTTGAACGGCGAGTTCGGCACGGTCGGGCCACGCATCGCCACGGCCTGGTCGCGCGTGGTGCCGATCGGTGCATCGATCAGCGCTTTGGCCGACAGCTTTTCTTCCCAGGCGATCAGCTCGGTGGACACCGACGCCAGGCTGGCGTAACCCGGCGCGATCAGGATCTTCGGGAAGAAACCGAAGCGCTGATAGGTGTCCGGCAGCAGCTTCATGCCGGTTTTCTTGCCGGTCAGCCCATCAATGGCGCCGATCAGGTCAGCCGGCGTGACCTTGCTCGGGTCGGCATAGCTGTACGACAGCTTGACCGCCGTGGCACCGGCTGCGATGGCGCCGGTGGCCACGCGCACAATCTCGCCGGTCAGCAGGTTGGCGGTGTAGTCGTTGCCGACCGTGTAGGTCGTGGTGCCGTCGCTCGACTTGACCACCAGCCCGCTGACAGCCGGCTTGGCGGTTTTCAGGCGGCCGGTGCTCGCATCGAACACCTTGGCCTCGTCGTTGACCTGCGTCTTATGGACGGCGGGGTCCAGTACGTTAATCACAATCACCGTACCGGCGCCCTGGTCGTAGATGGCATCGAGCGCATCCGGGATATTGAAGCCCGGCAGGATCGGACCGAAAGCCGAACCGTCTTTCTCGGTCAGGCACAGGGTCGAGTCGTTGACCGGACCGGTCGGCGCGCAGCCGAACAGCGCGATCACGGCGGACTTGACCACTTGGACTGCGCGCGGGCTCTTGTCGACGCGCAAGGTTTCCACGCCATGCAGGAAATTAGCCGACATCGTTGCCTCCTTTTCGGTAAGCCTTAGCCGGAGCCGGGGTTTCCAGCGCGGTCAGATACTTGAGCCCGACCAGGCGCTGCACGTCTTGGCTGTCGTCCGGCAGGGTGTATTCCCCGCCATCGATCAGCACCACCTCGCCGGCGTCGGCCAGGTGCAGGCCCGAGAGCGGGCCGTTGTAGCGGTATTTCATTGGGGTTTCTCCACGGTAGTCGCGTGGTCGTGCGGGTTGTTTTCCCAGGTCGCTCGCACCATGCGCGGGCCGGTCTCTGGATCGGGCAGCGGCACATTGGGAGCCGGCGCAGTGAAGGTGACGAACGACACCCACACGTTATCGAGCACCTCCGGCGCGCTTTCTTCCTGTAGTTGCATGCGCCCGGCGCAGCCGATTGGCACGAAGCCGGACAACAGCAAGCGGCAAGAGTCGATCAGCGCGTAGAGTCCACCGCCCTTGCGTTTCGAGCGGTGCCGTACCAGCAATTGCCAGACCTGGTGGCGGGTTTCCCCGCTGCCGCTGGTGCCCGGCGCCGGTTTGCCGGTCAGCCCGGCGAAGTAGACGAACACCTGGCCGCTATCGAACTGGCGCGCCAGTTCCTGCGGCGTGTCCGGCAACGGCACCACCTCGATGTCAGTTGGCAAAGAGGCTTGCAATCGCTGGATCAGGCTGTCCTCGGTTTTGCTGAGCATTGGATTTCACCTCAGAAAGCCGCACCTCGATGAGCTTGCCGTCACCCACGTAGCGCACGCCGCGCACGTGATAGCGGCCGACCTCCTGGCCGTCCGTTTCGATCACCACCTCCTCGAGCTGGCCAGCCTCAACCGCGGCCTTGAGGCCGGGGAAAACGCTGGCGTTCGCGGTCAGCACGTAGTCGGTGTAATCGAAGCGGGTGTTGATCCCCTCGCCACCGGGGGCATCGATGCCGATGCCCTTGGTGGGGGACTCAAACAGAACGGACTGCTGAACGACGGGCAGGCCGCCCAGCGAGGGGTACCAGGTGGCCGTGTCGCCGAAGGCTTCAGCCAGTTCATCGATGGCGGCGGCCTGTTCGGCCGCCCAGGTCATTGCTGACCGCCGTTGGCGGTATCGGGGTTGTCGGTCTGGCCAGTGCCGGCGGCGCCAGTGTCAGCACCATCGCCATCGCCTCCGGTTTTCGCCTTCTTGCCCTGCGCGCGCTTGGTTTCAACCTGAACAGCACGCTCGGAGTCCACTAGGTCCTTGCCATCCTTGTCGCTGACATCCAGTTCGTCACCCGGGGCAGCCTGGCCCTTGGCGTGGTAGTAGGTGCAGTTGAGCTTTACACGCATGTCGATCTCCTTACAGCACTTTGGCGGACAGGCTGCCGTTGATGCGGTACGGCACCACCAGCGGCGCGGATTGCATCAGCAGCCAGCGCACGGCCGGGTCTTTATCAACCCACGACTTCGGGAAGTACGGCAGCGCCTGGTAGCCGGCCTCCTCGTCGCGGATCGCACCGAAGGCGCGATAGCCTTCCAGCTTCTGCGACTCGGACATCAGCACCGTGCCGGCCGGCAGTTGCGGCTTTTCCACGCCATCCGCCGGATCGATATACCAATCTGCGTAGGTGTAGATTTCGAAGCCGTCGATGGTGCCCATGAACTTGCCACCCTCACCGGCTGCTGCCGGGGTGATCGTGGCGATGTTGCCGTTCAGGTTATTCCAGCGCTTCTCGACATGGGGGTTGGCGCGGAACACTTTCCACACGTCAGTGGTCATCACCACCTTGTCCGAGTAGACGCCAGATTTCTGCAGCGTGAGCATCGCCCAGTCTTGCAGGTCATCCAGCGGGTTCACGCCGGAATCGGACCACCTGGTGCCAGTCCCCTTGACGATGCTCAGCGCCGGGTCGCGCTGAAAGTCGATCAGGCGCGCGGGGTACTTGTCGCCGCTGATGGTGTACTTGCCGTTGAGCAGCGACCCTGCGGCCATCCATTCCAAACGGCGGGCGACCATATTGATCTGGTCCTTCAGCTCGCGCGCCAGGTTGGCCTGAATGCGCTGTTCCGGGGTCAGTACGCCACCGATCGTCTCGCCAAGCGCACGCCGTAGCGGAGCGCTCGGATCGAATACGCGCTTATCCTTGACGTAGGCGGGTTTCAGCGAGTTAACGATACGACCGTTGGAATCCTGCACCACACCGGCCACCAGCGGCGAGACGAACGGGGCGATGCGACGGCGACCTTGGTCCACCTCGAAGTGGATTTCCTCGGTCTGTTCACGCTGCTCAAATGGGAAGAAGGTGTTGAGCAGGAAGTTGGACGGCTGCGGCAGGTAGGCCACCACGTTGGCCAGTACGGCGGTGTTAAAGATATCCATGTCTTGCGATCCTTAGATGATGAGAATGCCTTTACCGCGCAGCGTGTCGAACACGGTGTCCAGCGACTGGCCAGCGCCGTAGGTGACGGCGTTTTTGTTGAATCGACCGCCGACGTAGATCAGCACCTCGACATCGCCGCTGGTCGCGTCGGCGTCATGCGTCAGGATCACGTCGGCCGCCTGCGAACCATCGTTCGAAGCGGCGAGCGACAGGGTGAATTTCTTGCTGGCGGTGATCTTGCCCAGCACCGTGCCGCGCTTCAGGTTGTTGCCGGCGGCCAGGATGCCCTTGATCGCTACGGCGTCATCGGCGTTGCCGGCCAGCAGGCTGTCCGGCGTGTAGGTGCCTTCTTGGCGGATTTGAGCAAACGACATATCAGAGTTCCTTTACGCCATGGAGGCGATCAACTTGCCCATCGCTTCGGCTTGCTGGGCTCCAGTCAGGTTGGCGTTGCCGCCTTCGGCACCGACGGCGGGATTGCCGAGGGCGTTCATCGCGGTTTCGAACGGGGTGACCGTCGCAGCCGGCGCTGCCGCCGCGGCAGCGGCGGCCGGCGCGGCCTCCAGCAGGGTGCCGGCGGTTGCGGCATCCATGTCGGTGCTCAGCGCCAGCTTGCGCGCCAGCGTTTCACGGCCTTGAGCCTGCGGCAGGTCGAGGATGGCACCGATGCGGGTGCGCTCGGCAGTGCGGGCATCCGCGCCGGCCTTGGCCACGGCGGCGTCGAGCTGGGCCTGCGTGATAGCGCCCTCGTTCTGTGCTTGTTGAGTCACTTTGTTGCCTTTCATGAAAACAGAGGTTTGCGGTCGGGCCGCATCGGAGAGCATCTGCACCACCTCCTCCATCGAGGCGATGCCGTCTGCAAAGCGGCCAGCCACCGCGTCATCCGCGTTGAGCAGGCCGGCCTGGGTATCGATGACCGCCTGGCGGTCGAGCGTTCGCCCGGTCGCAACGTGGTCAACGAAGATGCCGTACAGCCGGTCAATTTCCCGCTGCATATCGGCGCGGGTGGCATCGTCCAGCGGGGCATGGCTGTTGCCAGCGGCCTTCTTGTCGCCGGCGAAGATGGGCGTGTAGTTGTAGCCCTGGGCGGCATCGCGCTTGCTCTGGTCCACGTGCATAGCGATCACGCCGATGCTGCCGACCATGGCGGTCTGCGGCAGGTAGATCCGCTCCGTTGCCGACGGAATGGCATAGCCCGCGCTGAAAGCACCCTCGTTGGCATAGCTCCAGATCGGCTTTTGCTGGCCCATGCTCCTGAGGCGGGCGGTCAGCGTGAACAGGCCGGCCACCTCGCCGCCCGGGCTGTCGATCTCGAGCAGCACGGCGTTGATGTCCGGGTCGTGCATGGCTGCGTCCACCAGCGCCGCGGTACGGTCGTAGCTGGTCATGCCGCACATGGCGTCCATCCAGCTACCACGCTGCACCAGCGGCCCCATCACGGGGATGATCGCCACGCCGTTGCCGGCCACCAGGTAGGGCTTGCGCTGGGCATCCACCGCAGCGGCCGGGCTGGCATCGTCGCGCCATGCCTTGATGCCGTTCTGCAGTGTGGCCTGCATCGCCAGGTGCATCTCCTCGGCCTTGCCCGGCAGCAGCATCAGCGGCGTGTTGTACAGCCGGCCGAACAGGCGCGGGTACTTCAGACCAGACTGCATTTGAGGTTTCCCCGCTCGATCTGGCGCCGGCGACGGGCGCACTCACGAACGCCGCCGCCGATCGGCGCCCAGCGCTTGGCCGAGGCGGTCAGCGTCGGCGGCGCACTGGCGATCGGCCTTTCGTCCTGTACCGTGCTGACCGCACGCTCACCGCGGACAAGCAGCTTGCCTAACCCGGTGACACCCATCAGCGCCGCGCCAAGCAGCGCAATTCGGGAACGAATAGACATGGCGTTCTCCATAAAAAAAGCCGCCCTAGGGCGGCAAGTGGTCAAAGAAAAACCGCCCCGTAGGGCAGTTTGTCAGTCGAGGGCGATCCAGTCGCTGGCGACGGAGTCCTCCGGCGCCGGTCGATAGACAGGACTACCAGGCTGCAGGGGATGAACAGCCTCACCGTACAGCTGCACACTGCTATCGACGGAGATGCCGATGTCCAACCGCACCGCCTTGCTGGCTGGCCAGTCGCGGCGGCCGATAAGCCGGCCTTTTTGGGCTTCTTGCAGAGCTTGTTCCATGTTCATGTTTGATTTCCAAGGTGCATAACGACAATAACGTATCCGAGGTCGATCAGAATTCAAGACCTTTTGTTGACCTGGCCACACGGTATGCATAACAGCGAGGTGGAAACAGGGGGGGAAATGAAGCGTCCCCACCAGATTCAGCTCGGCGGGTCGCTCATGCTGCCCGTACCGTTCTCCTTGTGCCTGTGACCGAGGAAGCTCTTGCCCGCTGCAACGAAGTCTGCCACGGTTTCCACCAGCCCCTTGAATGAGGCCTTCCCCCCCTTGCCGCCGCCCTGGGCGATACCACCGCCGATCTCAAGGTCTTGTGTCACCTTGACCAGCGGCGCGTCGAGCGTGATGCCGGTACCAGCCTTGACCGTGGCAGAGGTAGCGGTTTCCACCGTGATGTCACTTGTGGTCTTGATGTGCAACTTGCCACTATCGCGGTCGAACTCGAACTCGCTGCCGTCGGCCATCTTCCAGTACCAAAGGGCCGCATTGCCGGTGGCGGTGGGTGCGGCGTCGCTGTAGACCTCGCCCAACACCACGCCATCCTCGATGTTTTCGTCCACAACACAAGCCACCTGGGCGCCGATGTCCGGCGCATGGTGAGCCTTGTCCTTGTGGGCGCGCGCGACGACCACTTTCAGCGGCTTGCTGATCATGCCGTCCAGGTCATCAAAGCGCACGCACACATGGCCGGCGTCGGTTACGCTGGCCACCGCGCCGAACTTAAGCAGCGCCGCTTGCGTCTTGTCCGTCATCGTTTGCGCCTTTTACGTTCTGGTGTTCGACAAAGGTGACCGGTGCGATCGTGGCCATCGAAGCAGGATCAATCCCAAGCTCCTGCATTCTTTTCAGCTCACGGGCGCGTTGCTCGAGCACTTCCTCCCAGTCCAGCCCTTGTTCGGCGCACTCGGCCTCCAGCGTACTGATGCCTGCATTCATCCGGATCTGTGCCGCCTGAGCCTCTTTGACCGGGTCAACCCAGCCGCGGCCGGGGCCGATCCATTTGGTGCGGCAGTACGCAGCGCGGTTTTCGTAGAAGTCCGGCGCCTCGATCAGCCCCGTGTTGATGGCCTCCTCGAGCCACAGCTCATAGCACGGCTGCGCCCAGTAGGTGGCCAGCTTCTCGCGGCGGCTGCGGAACATGCGCCATGCCTCAAGCAGCGCGGCGCGCGCCGAGCTGTAGTTCGTCTTGCTGAAATCCTTGAGCAGCAGCTCGTAAGGCAGGCCCATTGCGGCGGCTATATGGCGCATCACCGCAACGGTGAACGCCTCGAACTGCGCCGCCGGCCGCGCTGGCATGAACGGCTGCATCTTCTCGCCAGGATACAGCGGGATGATGCTGCCGCTTTTCAGCCTGGGCCGGCCCTGGTTGCGCTGAGCAACCGCCTTGTTCATGTTTTCCGGCGAGCCAAACAGCTCGACCAGAGCATCGCCGCTCATCTCGGTTTCGATGAACGCAGCCATCATCGCGTTGATCACCGCGGCGTCCAGCTCGGCGCCGGCATACTTGTCCAGCATCTTGAATTGCTGGATCACCGCAGACATCACCGGCTTACCGCGGCTTTGCCCGGTGCGCTCCTTGTCGTGCAGGTGAATGACGCGCTTGCGGCCCCACTCGGTGCGCGCAGGGATGCGTTCCCACTGACCAACGGCAGACGCCACCGACGCCACCCCCGGCAGGTAATCGCCAGGGTGGGTTTTGCGGATATGGTAGGCCACCGGCGCGCCATAGCCGTCACGCTCGATACCTCCGCGCAGCGTGGCATCGTCCAGCCGGTTATCCGGATTGCTCAGCCGGTCGGACTCCACCACCTGCAGGCAGGTGCCGAAACGCGAACCGGGGCGGCGCATCCACAGCGGCAGGGCGATGGCATCGCCATCCCCCACCTGGTTGCGGAACATCAGCTCGGTCAGCCCGGCAAAGTTCAGTTCCTGCGCCGCATCGCAGTTGGTATCGGTTGACCACTCACGGAACAACCGCTCGGTCTTACGCTGCCACTCCATCGCCCACTCGACGGTTTTGCCGAGCGCGCGATAGTCGGGCAACGCCGACAGCCGCAAACCAACGCCTACCACGTTGTCGACCAGCGTCTGCACACCAGAGGTGGCGATACCGTTGTTACGGGTCAGGTCGCGGCTGCGCGAAACCAGCGTGCCGAGTTCCGGCAACAGATCGGCGTCAGCGCTGGCCCTCAAAGGCAGCCAGCTTGCCAACTGCGGGCTGGTGATCGAGGCACCCTGATGGGATACCGCGCTGATCCCCAGGCCCGCCCGATGCTGTCGGCGCTCGACCTTGAGTTGTTGTCTGCGGCTTCCCATGGCTTCCTCAGAAATAAGGGTTCAGGATGGTGCGCCGCGGGGCGGAGCCCATAGCCCGGGCGATATCGGTCTGCAGCTCGGCAATGTAGCGCTCGAGCTTGGCGATATCGGCACGGGTGTAGGTGATGTCGGTACCGCCGCGGCTGATACGCTCACGCATTGATCCGGTCAGCAGCTTGTGCTTGGCGGTTTCCGCCTCCGTCAGGCGCTGGCGCAGGGTGTTGATGTCGGCCATTTGCTAAGTTCCTGTCCTGCGGTATTCCACACACAGGACTTTGGTGGTTGGGAGCAGGGTTGCGCTGTTTCCAGTGGCTACCGGAATGAGGGTCGTCTCCATCTTCTCTCGCGTGCACAACCAATCCGATTTCTTGAGCTGAAAGTGCGGGCTCTTCGAGTCCAGCCAGATCGCGGTGCCACCAGCCAAAATCAGCAGTACACAAACAGATATAACGAGCTTCTCAGTCCTATCGAACATATCCACTCCTAATCGTCCATCATCGATACCGCTTCCAGCGGCTGGAAGTCATCTGGCTCATCAACTTCAACGCTGACCGGCGCGGCCAGTACTGGCGGCTCATCGAACAGCGGCTGTTGCCGCAGCTCTTGGTCAAGCCGCGTCCAGTCGGCATCCGATTTCAGGTGCACCTTCACCGCCCGGGCGGCATGCAGCGCGTAAACCTCGGTATCCAGCGCCTCGTTGCGCTTGCCGGGGATCTTCTGCCAGACCAGCTCGTCGCTGTACTGCCCGCTTTTGCGCTTTGGCACCTTGCGCTCGGATAGGAGCTGCTCGCAGTAGTCCTCGCGCACGTGCCGGCTAAAATGGAAGCGGCCGGGGCCGACTCCTTCCAGCGATAAGCGTCCCTGTGCGCCGATCAGCAGATCCTTGGCCTTGCTGGTGCCGACCATGAACACGCGCAGGCCGTAGCGGCTGGCTTTGCTGTTGCGGTAGTCGGTGTCGAGCGACGGCTTGGGCCGGCTGAAAATCTCCACCCCCGGCGTGCGGTGGCCCTTGATGGCCATAATCGTCACATCGGGGTGCTGGCGCTTCCGGCTGCGCACCCAGGTGTACACCGCATCAGAGGTGTTACCGTCGCCGGAGTCGATCGACACGGCAGACAGCTTCACGTAGAAGCCGTCGACGTGCCGGATCGGCGAGAACAGCAGCTTGTCGAGCTTGTCCCACACGCTGTCGATGCGGTTGCCGGCGTCGTCGCGTGGCTCCAGGTCCAGCGGGTTGCCGGCGATCTCGGTGAACTGCACTTGCCAGCTTTCCTCGCCGCGGCCCCAAGCGCGCAGCGTGACAGCCAGGCGCCCGCCGTGAGCGGTCTGAACGTCGACGCCGGCAGTCAGCACCAGGCCGCCGCGCTGAATCGTCATCGGCGCGTAGTCCAGCCCCTTTTCCTTGAGTTCGTCCGGCTTGGTCTGGCCGTCCTTGAACTCCCACCCCTCGCCCAGCGTCGCGTTGAAGAACACAATCATCTCGCTGGCGTCGCCGGCCTTGAGCTTCTTGTTGGCCTTGAGCAACTTCTCGACCAGCGTAGACATCCGGCTGGAGTGCATCTGGCTGTACAGTTCATTGAGCGCGAGGCCGATCACCCCACGAAACGGCGCGGTTTCAACCGCCTTGCCCGCGCGGATGGCGGCGTTCTTCTGTGCATCGGTCCAGAGGCTGCCGCAGTGTTCACAGCAGTATCGAGCGGTGTCGGGCAGGTGATGCCCAAACAACGGGTCGTTGCGGGTTTCATCCTTTTGCCAGACTACCTGCTCCCAGCGCAGCGGCTGGAATTCGCTGCAATCCGGGCAGGGCACATACCAGTAGCACTTGTTGCTCTGCTCGAACTCATCTTCAATCGAGGAAACGCCCTTGATCGACGGCGTGCCGCCAACAAACATCTTGGCATCTCGGAACGACTTGCCCCGCTCCTCGAGCAGCTTGATCGCATCACCCTGGCCGCGCAGGTTCAGATTGCAATCGTCCGGCTCCTCGACAAACAGGTAGCGGGCCGAGGTAGATTTCACATCGGCAATCGAATTGCTGCCGACGAACTTCAGAAAGCCGCCGATGAAGTTCTTGAACAACTGCTTGATGTTCTTGCTGCGGCTCTTGACCGGGATAATCTCGGCCAGCTCCGGCGTGCCCTCCACCATGGGCTCGAACTTCTCCAGGTTGAATGACTGCGCCGCCCCCTCCTTGGGGAACATCACAATAGCCGTGCCCTTGCGGATGTGGATCAACCAACCAAGCACGTTCAGGATCACGGCTTGAGTCCAACCCACCTGGGCGGATTTCTTGCAGACGCCGCGTGTCACGTCGCGCCGCATCATCTCGATCAGGAACCACTCGAAGTACGGGTTCAGGTAAAAAGAAAATCGGCCCACAAAGGCCGATTCTTTGGCGCTCATGCGCCGGTATTTAGTCGCCCACTCAGCGGGGCTGATCTTGGGCGGCGGCAGCATCAGCTTCCGCAGCAGTGCTGTTATCAGGGCAATCGCGGAATTCATAGCTTCCCAGCATTTGGCGAATCTCGTCGATCATGTCCTCCAGGACCGCGTGCTGCGCATCAAGCGAGCCCGCAGCCTCGATGATCGGCGCGTATTTGTCAGGGATGCCCGTCAGCAGGGCGACGGCGTCGAAGATGAACCGCCCGATGGCGGGCGCGATCTCGGCAGCCGTGATCAACTCGCGGGATTCGATCGCCATCTGCCGTTCGATCTGGTCACCGCGCAGGCGGTCAAGCCGGTCTTTCTGGCTTTCGTGCTGAGCGCCATTCACTTCACGAGCAATGCGCCAGGCAATCACCGCTCCCGTGTCGTACTGATTGGACGATCCTCGGCCGGAGTTGACCACCATTGGCATGCCTTCGCGCTGCCATTCGGTCAGCGTACGCTCGGAAACACCGATGATCTGCGCCAGCTCGCGCTTGTTGACGATTTTTCCCATAAGAGTCCACAGTTATGTCTTTTGCATGATGGAGTAGCATCAATGGGATTTCTTCGCCGCTTGCCTTTGCCATTTACTTCGGATCGAGGAATGTTTACCCCGGAACCAGACGAATCAGTGTCCATGGTCACTTACATGCGCTTGGTGCTTAGCCTGACAGCAGACCTAGCCATCGTCGGGTGGGCAATGGCATTTGTTGGCCGTAGCAAAGCTTGCCCACCATGGCTCGCATTCGCGATGGCAATCGGAATTTTTACTCTCGCGGCCGGCGTTTATTTTCTTTCGGCAAGCGAATTCCAGAAAATGGTGACTAAGGACAACTCGAAACTCAAACGAGCGGCACGGTTCATCATCGGGTTCGCATTCGTTCAACTGGTCTCGGTTGTGCCAGCAATCTATGGCATCGCAACCGGGCGGCCATAAAGGAAGGAAGTCTATAGCCGCTTCACATCTAGCGAGCGAACGAGGCTAGAATTACCCGCGAGGGAGAAGGCCCAGGAAGGACCCGCGCGCCCTCGGCTGCACCACCTTGGTGCAGGCTGGACATCGGCACTACCTCGCTACCTCGCCGTGGCCAGCGCCTGCGTCAGCGCCTTCTCGAACTCCTCGGCGGCGTGGGCGCGGTAGATGTTGGCGGCGATCTTGTCGAACGGGAAGCGCACGCGGTAAGACGGCGCCTCGTTGCGTATCCACATCAGCGGCTTGAGCGCCGTGCCGTGCCCCATGGCAACGCGCTGCCACACGCCTGCCGGCTCGCCGTGCGGCGCGCCTACGAAGATGTCGAAGTTGCGCGCTTTCCTTTGACTTCGCTTGCTCTTGGAACGGTTGGCGGTATAGCCCTGTTCCCCAAATGCCCGCAACGCCGAGAGAACTTTGACGATGAAGCCACGGCTCACGTTTCCGTAACCGTCCAACACCGCACCCGGGCCGGGCGCCCAATAGCGCCCGAGGCCCACATTCGACAGCGCCTTCTCACTGCGCTTCTGGCGGCGCTCGCCGCCGACGATCTCAGCATTCAGCCAGTTGGCCGCCGGGGCGGCCTTGTAGGCCGAGTCCTTGATGTTCACCTCGGCGAACAACTTCGACTTGCTGGCGCGCCGGATATACAGGCTGTCCAGCGTGTAGGAGGTTGGCCGGTCGAAGCGCTGGCGCATCACCTCGCGCTCGCCCAGGCGGATGCGTTCGGCAATCGCGTTCAGGCCCATGGCCGTCGCAAACGGAATTTGCCGGCGCTCGACCTCGCCCAGCTTGTCGAGTATCCGATGCAGCGTCTCGACGCCTTTCATTTCAACGCGCATTGGGCTCACCGGAAATAGGTGCGCCCCGGCGGCAAGAACCAACCGGGGCGCGGAGGCGACGGGCAGCAAAAAACCCGAGGTGCTGGCCTCGGGTTTCATGTAGACGCAATAACAAACAGTTTGCCAGAATCCTATCGAAGGTGTGTCACGCCTGTCAATACCCCTCGTTTGCAGCAGCCGGGATTTTTTCGACCCGCAACGGAAAGGCCGTTTGCCGGATGCCGCGTTGCAGTTCCACCACCTTGCTGGCCACCGCCAGCTTGGCTTGCTCGGCCCAGCGGTACAGGGTTCGGCGCGTGGTGCCCAGATCGCGCGCCCGCTGGTCAACCGTTCCGCGCCCGAGGTACCACACCATAATGACCTCGCGCGTCGTTGGCTGCACTTCCCGCATCACCACGCGCTCGATCAGGTCGAGCTTGGCCTGCTCGGCCGGATCGCGCACATCGACGGGCACGCCGCCGAACGGCACCACCACGCTGACGCCCACCGCCCGTTCCGTACCCGGGTCCATCTGCCGGTAAATGCTTTGCATGGCATAGCCCAGGCCACCATCCTGCCGCCGGGCGACATAGCCGGCCCACAGCTGCAGGGCCTCATCGATATCGTTCAGGTGAATCACGTTTTCGCCTCCGTGAATGACCCCTTGGAGGCTCCTTAGCCCAGTCGTGCCGGGCTTTCTTTTATGAATCAGCATTTTACCGCCAAGCCGGCAGCATAACCAGCTTTGGCCGAAATTCTCTTGTGCACCCCTTGTGCAGCCCTTGTGCAGGTTAAGAATCTAATAACGATAAGGGTTTGTGCAGGTTGTGCAGGTTGTGCAGGTATTTTTTCTGACGCGTCTGAGCTAAATATTTCCACCGCCATCATCAACTGAAAAGGTTGCAGGAAAAAATAAAGGCCACGCACACACGCGTAGCCTCATTAAACCATGCACAACCTGCACAAACCCTTATCGTTGCTTGATTTCAGCCCTGCATAATACCTGCACAAGGCATGCACAACCCTGCACAAAAGCCAATTATTCGAGATCGATGCCGTACTGGCTGGCACCCCGTCGAAACAGGGCTATATCTTGCCCCAGAAAGTCCTCTTCTGTCATGCCCGAAGGCTCACGGCCGACTTTGAACACCTGACCCTGTTTAGCCTCACACCCTTTCATCCGCCACCAGCGGCGCGCTTTTGACATCTTGCGTTGGTCGTACACGGAGGCCGAAACGACGAACTTGTTGTAGCTGACGATATTGGACTCCCGCCCCCGCTCAGCCCAGCGCACATACACCTTATAGAGGTCACCAGCCAGGCAGGAGACGTAGGGCACCGCCGTTTCCATGTCGCCATCGTCCGCGCATACCTCGCCTTGCTCCCACAAGAATAGGAACAGCTCCCAACCCGACAAGCCGTAGCGGATCAACCGTGATTTCTCATCGGTCATCAGCGGCTTGGTGTGCGGGTCGAACTTCTCAATCTCATCAGCCGTGCGCTCTACAAACTTCCTCGGGTTGGCCGGGTCACTCCGGAGGGTCAAGGTCAGCGGCAGCGCCAGCAGAAACGCCAGGAAAGCCTCCAGGCCACCGTTGGCCACTTCACGGTCGACCTCGCTGTAAATGCTCATGTCGGCCGCCTCGATGGGCCAGATGACCTGGAAGCGCCGGTCGTAGGACTCCACATGCATCGGCTGGATCGCATTGGATAGAAACACGCAGTTGCCGTGGTTCTCTTCCTCCCAGGCATTCATGAATTTCTTTTCGATCACCTGGGTGAGGCCGGTGATCATATGCTTGATCTTGCCGGTATTGCTGTAGCGCTGCTTACTGGAGAAAACCTCCTCGAACAGCATGAACAGTTTGCCCGAGCGCGTGCCGGTATAGCTGGTATCAAGCTGGTCCTGCCCCAGCGTGACTGCATAGCGGCCATACAGCGGCTTTACGCACTTTTCCCAGAACATCGACTTGCCCGATCCGTGCACACTGCCGTGCATCAGGATGGCCGTGTCCAGCTTGGCGCCAACGTGCTGCAGCGGGTATGCAATCCAGTTCAGCAACCACTCGAACACATCATTACGGGCATCACACAGGTGATAGGCCAGCGAGATGATGTATTCGCACTTGGGGAACAGCGGAATCAGCTCAAACAGATTGCGCGGCATGGGATCTTTCGGCGCCGGTACCGGCTCCATCTCCATCCCGGTAAACAGGTTGATGTAGCGCTTTTCGTCCAAGTTCAGACCCGGTGCAAAGCGCACATTCGCCAGCGGAATCACCTTCCTGTTAGGCGAATCCACCCACATGTCGAAAGTCGACCCCATAGCCAGCTTGGCAGCACCCTGCGGGATCATTTCCCGCAACCTGGCATCCCAGATGGTGGTTGAGCCGTCGAGATAGACATAACGCTCCATCATCGACATCAATTCCGGGTCTTCGTTCTTCTCGGCCTCCTCGCGTGCCCGCTTTACCGCCGAAAGTTCCGCCTGGGTGATCTGCAGCTTATCAAGCTTTTCAAGCCATTCATCAACTACTTTCTTGCCGAACTTGCTGCGCAGGGCCGGCAACGTGTACTCGGTCCAGAAACGCTTGTCGACAACCCGCGTCTTGCCCTCCACCAGGGCGAAATGCTTGTAAAGCTGGTCCGCCATCATAGCGGCCAGCTTCTCTTTGTCAGCATCACCCCCCGCACCCCCGCCATCGCTGTTGGACGGCGCCGCCGGCGGGTCCGCATCGCCACCCGGAGTGGGTGCGGGCGAGGCGGCAGGATGCAGCAAAGCATCGGTCGCGGCGCGGATCTGGGCGCGCGCCACCTCAATGCCTTCAGCCAAGTGCAGGTCGTTGAAGTCGGTCAGCACCTTGAGATCGTCAGTCGCATCGGCCTTGCTTGGTGCGCGTGGAACACTGAAACGCGGCAGCACCATCGCGGCGTTACCCACCTCCTGCACGGCCTGACGCGCTTTCTTCTCGCCGGCGAAGTTGTCGTCGCCGTTCGGCTTCGGAAGGTAGTCGTCGTCGGCCAAGAACAGCATCGGGCTATTCGGGTACCGCGCCCGCAGGATGCGTGCCACCGGTGGCAGGTTGCCACTGTCGAGCGCCATGTACACCGGGTGCTCGTAGTTCACACCCTCGCGCCCAGACGCCGCCGTGGCATAGCCCTCGGCCAGCAGGATCAAATCGCCATCCATCGGCTCGTCGCCGAGGCGGCAGGCGGAGCCCACCTTTTCAAACCCCTTGTTGAACCGCTTGTCGACGCCATCCGCTGGCGTGGCCGGCGCGATCTTCTGCACACCCACCATCCGGCCTTCGTCATAGCGAATCAGCGGGATGATCAGCCAGTTTTCCCAGCCAGGCTGCGTCATGAACCGGGCGGATTCGGCCTTGGCCACCTGCTTTCGCACCAGGTAAGGCGATTCACCAGTGCGGGCCGCCTTGCTCCATTGATCCTTCGCCCGGTTGGCTGCCATGGCATACACGCGCGCCTGCTTTTGCTCGAGTTCTCGCTGCTGCCGTGCCCATTCAGCCTGGGCCGCGGCGCGCTCCTCCAGCGTCATGGTATCGGCGACTTCCTCGCGCTCAACCTTCCAGTGCTCGTCCTTGTAGCCGTAGGCGCCAGACACCCATACCTTGCCGGTTTTCGGTGAGACAAACTCGAACAGACGGTAAAAAGCCTTTTTCTTCGGTCCATAGACGTGCTTTTTGCCATCCGCACGCAGCTCGGTGATCCCGATGTCGGGCATTCCCCGATCGCGGAACTGGTTAAGCACTCCCTCTAGCGTTGCCGCCATTTCGCCTCCGTCCTATTTCTGCTTTACACTTCCGGCATCACAAGGAGCGACACCGTGGACAACAAAGAACTTGAATCCCGCCTGAACCAACTCACCGGCAACCTGATGGGCGTGCAGGCACTGCTGCTTTCCGTCATCGCTACCAGCGGGCGGCGGGCCGAAATCTCAAACCACTTCAAGGAAGAGTCGGCCAGGATGCTCGCCACGATGAATGCGGAATCCACCCTCGAAGACGAAACACTGGCCTACCTTGATCACTGGTGCACCACCACGCTCGACCTGCTCGTCAGCGACGAGGAGCTGTAACCGGCACCAGCAGACCGTAGAACGCCCGCTTGCGAGGGCCAAACGGATGCGCCGGCGTGGCCGCTGGAGTGGCCACCTTGGCCACCACACCCGGCTTGTCGTACTGAGCCATCAGCAGCGCGGCAATCTTGCTTTTCATTTCATACCCCTCTGTGACCAAAGCCGCATAAGCGCGGCCTCCATTCGTTGGCGACCGGCCTTGCCGGCTTGCACCTCAATACTTTTCAGCGCCCGGCGGCGCTCGGTGATGGAGCCGAGGCCGGCAATGCGGCGTAGCTCTTTCTGATACGCCAGATCCCACGCCTCGACATAACAAGCGGGGCCGTCGAACACCTGGCCGGCCAGCCCCGCCGTCTTCCAACTCACTTGAACAATCCCAACTTCACCCGCTTCATCACGCGGGCAATCTTCCGGCGCCGCATCGCGGTGTAATTCGGGTCCTCTCGCCGCTTGGCCAGATGCTCAGCATGCTCGGCAGCTCGCTCCGCGTCACGCTGGGCGCGCGCCTCGCGGGCGGCCACTTCATCGAACGTCGGATCGCGGTAGGTTTGCGTCATCGCTCAACCTGTTCAGGTAATTCTTGATCTCGTTCAGCAGGGCCTTGCCTGCTTGCTGCCGCTGATCGGGCGGTAGCTTTCGAATTCGCCACGCCTGCAACCTCAACCGATTCAAATGGAATGGGCGGCGTGGCTGGCCCATCACTCGCCCCTGGGCGCGTACAGCCGGAACGACAGTTGCAGGTAGCGCGCCACTTGCTCGCGCAGCGCGTGGGATTTCGTCTCGATGCACTCCCGTTCGCCGCGGTCGATCTGGCCATCGTTCGACAGGGCTTTGTGGATCTCGCTGAACATTTCAGCCAACCGCAGCGTCACGGCCTGGCACTCTTCCGCCAAATCGGCCGAGTCCATTTCATCGGAAACCGGTGGCAGCTGCAGGAACACCCCGCCAAGCTCGCGCGCCATCGCCGTCACCGTGTTGCGGCCACCGGTAGCAAGCTGCAGCATGACCAGTTCCTCGGGGTCGAACTTCGAGCCCTTGAAGCTCACCAGCTTGTGCCGCAGACCTTGCGCCGAGCCGCACACCATGCGGCTCAGTTCCTCTTGCCGGCCCTGCCACTGGTCAACGTCGGCGCGAATAGCATCTTGTAAGCTCATGTCCCTACACCTCCGCCTACGAACCGTAGGCAATCAAAGGTTTTCAAATCTCCCCTAGCGGCATACGCTGGAGGCATGAATAAAAAACGCCGGACACGCCGGCAAACTGCCGCTTAAGGGGTTAAAGCAGCAGAGGAGGAAAAAGACGCGGGAGAACCGCGAAGAACAGCCCACTCCACATCAGGGCGCATTTGCTCGCAGCGATATGCACCAGCAGACAGCCGTTCCAACGTGGGGCAATGCGCGGCAGGGATATAGCCACGCTGCGGCCAGTTGTTCACCGCCGACGAGCGGACATGGAGGACTGCCGCAATTGCTGAGGCGCCGCCAGCCGCTTTGATGATGTCTCTGATGAGTTCAGGGGTAGGGTTCATGCGGCCATATTAATCACAAAACGTGTCCATTACAACAAAACGTTTTCATTAGGCCGACACCATTCGTGAAAAATGTTTCTCACGATGCGTGATAGCCTTCGGCGAGAACCATGACTCGGGAAAAGCCATGATCAAGATCGGGCAGCGCATCGCCGCCCTGCGCACACAAAAGGGATGGTCGCAACGAGACCTGGCCGAGCATTGCGGCTGGGATAGCGCGTCGCGCATAGGCAACTATGAACGCGACACGCGGGAGCCATCGCTTCACGACATTGACGTGATCGCGCGCGCCCTTGGTGTCTCAGCCAAAGAGCTGCTGTTTGGCGAAGAAGGGGCGCACTCCGCCCGTGAGGCACGCATTCCCTACAATGTGGCCGATGATCAAAGCGGAGAAGGGCAAGTAGCGGTCGGGCTTTACGGCCTCCAGCTGTCGGAGCGCTGCGAATGGGAGTGGATACTGCGCACCGAAGGGCCTCAGCTCCTCAGCAAGCATCTCATTCAGGAAAACCACCTCGACACCACGAAATTAACCGGCCTGCTTGCCCGCGACGACACCATGAAGCCGTACATTGCAAGCGGCGACGCTGTGGTGATCGATACCGGAGATACCTCGCCAAAAGACGACACCGTCTATGTGGTGGGCTACGAGGGTGAATGGTTTATCAGACGCATTTTCAAACAGCCAGGCGGCGGCCTGGTGCTGCATCCTGACAATGTCCCGTCCCGGGCACTCAAGCTTTCGGCGGATGAGGTACATACGGTGAGGATATTTGGCCGCGTGGTCTGGAGAGGGGGTTAATGAACCGCATTGCAATCACAGCGCTAGCCCTAGCCTTGGCGGCCTGTTCTACTGGCGAGGAGATCAAGCCGGTAGACACCGCCAAGCTGGCAGCAGCAACCAACCCGGAAGGCATCAAGGCGGCGCTGACCGATCCAGCCATCGGAATGACCGAGGTGAGCATCACCCCGCTGCTACCCGATGAAAAACGCCAATGGATTGTCGGCACCTGGACGCTGGCACCGGCCAGCAAAAAGGACTGGGCCACCATAAGCGATAACGCTTACCAGCTCGCCCGAGCAATCTTCAACACCCATCCACCCGGAAAGCTGGTCATCAACCTCACCAAGCCAGACGGCCGGCCTCTCACCCAGTACGTATTCGAGCCCAAGAAAGCCGAGGAGCTGGGGCTGAAGTGGAACGCCATCAACAAGGCCATCACCAAAGTACCCGTCGACGAAGCCGACCGGGCGCCTCTCTGCAGCTATCTAGAAGGCTACGACGCCGCCGGCGCGCCCAGCCCGGCCTATCGATACTGCAAACACTAAGCGGGACTCACCCTCACCCCAAGCCGGCACATGCCGGTTTTTTTGTTGCCTGATACCAACAAATACCACGCCTTGACGCCATTCTCACATTTTGTGTTGACACGATAATCACAAAACGTGTCTACTTGTCACACACAAAACGTGATTAACGGAGGCCGGCATGGTTGCCATCGATATCCCCGCGCAGTTCCTCACCGACGAAAGCGCACGACTGCTGCGCGCCGAGGGCTGGACGATCAAGTGCCCGTTCTTCGTCAAGGGCCACGCCGTTTTCCCCGCCTTCCGGAGGGCCTAAGCGTGGCATCCCGCATGTATCCCCAGCCCGACTATCTGGAACGCCGCGCCATGCAGCGCAGCAAGGAGCTCGGCGGCCCGATGGCCCCGGCGCTCACTCAGGCGGACAAGCGCCGCGCAGCAGCTCGCCGCGAGATCGAAAACCGCCGCATCGAACAGGAGGCGCAGCAATGAGCCTAGGACTCAAGGTCGCCATCATCAAGAACTGGCGCAAGTACTCCCTCCCGCATGTGATGTGCGGCTTTGTCTTCGAAAACGATTTTCGCTGCTTTGGCACGGCAACGGTCACCTTTGGCGATGGCAGCTCGATCGAATGTGACGACCCGAGCGATCTGATCGTGACCGCGATCGACGCAGACGAAATTCCGGATTAACGCGAGGAGGCACTGCTGTGACATTCAACCCGCAAGCCTCCGCAATCACGCGCCAGATCATCCGCGCCTTTGCCATTGGCGCCCTGCGCGGACTGGCAGCAGGAACCCTGTTTTTCGGCTCCTGCGCCATCGCCGATTACGTGGCCCGGGCCTAGCCCCCTGGCCTGTATCAACCCCCTCACCAGGAGAAATCCATGTCCAACGTACTGCTGATCATCGGCGCCCAGAACAGCACCAGACTCAGCGCCGCCCGCGTGGCGGCTCAGATCGCCGGCCAGCACCACTGCGCCAAGGTAAAGGTGCTGGGCCTTGATCCGGCTGAGGCTGCTCGCCTGATCAAACCAGCCCCCGGCCTCGGCCGCAAGCAACTGGTGGTTGCCATCAAAGCCGCCGCCAACAGCCCTAACATCCGCGCGCGCCGCGTGATCAACCTCGACCGCTTCCCGCGCCCCGACGGCCGCGCGGTCACCTTTGCCATCCGCGAGGCGGTCGACGCCTGCCTGGCGGCCAGCTAACCCAGCACCAACCCGGAGAACCCACGATGTCGATTCGCCCCATCACCGACACCCTGCGCAGCCTCGGCCACGGCACGTTCATCGACGACGCCAGCGACGCGCTCAACAAGCTGGTCACCGCCGTCGACGAAACCGGCCGCGCCGGCAAGCTGACCCTGACCCTGTCCATCAAGAAGGCCACCCGTGGCAGCGGCGCCATGGTGGTGCAGGACGAGATCAAGCTCTCGCTGCCGAAACCGGACTCGCGCGAAACGATGCTGTTTGCCACCCCGGAAGGGAACCTGGTGACGGAAGACCCGCGCCAGCAGCAGCTCGAGCTGCGCACCGTGCCGACGGCCATCGCCGAGTCCAGTACCACCCTCAAAACCGTCGCGGAAGATCGCGGCACCCTCAAAACCGCCTGAAGCAACCCCTAACCCTGTAAGGACCTACCCATGAGCGAAATGATCCAAGGCGAAGCCCTGAAAGCCTTCGACAACATCCAGACCATCCTCGATGCCGCTGCCAAGCCGCACCTCGATTCTGTGGCCATCAAAACTCTGGCCGGCGGCGAACTGCCGGTGCTGATGATCCCGAACGGCTATCAGGCCAAAGTGCTGACCGACCTGAAGCTGCAGGATCTGGAAAAGCACCTGGATGCACCGCTGCGCAAGCGCGGCAAGGTCGTGCTGCATGACGCCGCCAGCTTCATCCACTACATCAACCAGCACAAGGCCGAGGGCGTCACCAGCATCTACTGCGACGCCGACTACCAGACCAGCAAGGTGGATCTGATCGCCATCTTCAACGACCAGGGCACCGACAAAACCGGCTGGCGCGATCACACCGCGGCGTACAGCCCCCTGCAGTCCGTCGAATGGAAACGCTGGATCGGCATGAACCGCAAGCCCTTCAGCCAGGTTGAATTCGCCACGTTCATCGAGGACAACCTGCAAGACATCGCCAGCGTGGAAGGCATGCCGAACGGCACCCAAATGCTGGAAATGGCGATGAATCTGGAAGCCAACCAGGACAGCCGCTTCAAATCGAATATCCGCCTGCAATCCGGCGGCGCCGAACTGACCTTCGTCCAGAAAGAGGACGATGCCACCCTCGAAAGAATGAAATTGTTCGAGCGCTTCAGCATCGGCATCCCGCCGTTCTTCAATGGCAGCAGCTTCCGCATTGATGCCCGCCTGCGCTACCGCGTGCGCGACGGCAAGCTGTCGTTCTGGTTTGAGCTGATCCGCGAGGACAAGGTGCTGCAGGCGGCGGCCGAGGAGGAGATCGGCAAGATCGCCGAGGCCACCGGGCTGATCATCCTGCAGGGCAATCCGCGCCTGGCACAGGGAGCGGCCTAATCCATGGACAACCAACACCGCCACATCAAGGGCTACCGCGAGCTGAGTCAGGGAGAAATCGACCTGATGAACGAGATCAAGGCCAAGGGCCTCGAGCTGGAAGCGCTGTGCGCAAAGGTGAAAAGCCACATCACCGCCCAGCACAACGCAGCCAAAAAAGATGATCCGGAAGGAATCGCAGCCAATCCGGAGCTCGACCGCCTCATCCAAGCCGATCCGTTCCACTGGGAGCACTGGGCTCGCGGCAGCTTCCAGTCTGGACTGATGTACCTGACTCGCGCAGTCGCCCAACCGACCTCTTTCTAAGCTCATCCGGCCCACCCGGGCCGGTTTCCTCAAGCCGCTGCAGGGCAACAGCGCGGCGGCTTCGGGAAGCTCAACAGCCGAAAGCAAACATGAAAACCCGACAAATCATCATCGACAACGAAACGCTGGACACCGCTCCCAGCGCCGTACTGCTCACCATCGGAGCGGTAGCGGTGGAAATCGAAGACGGCAAGGCAACGGTCCTGAGCAAATGGTACCGCCGCTTGCAGTGGGATACCTGCAATCGTCAGTCCGGCCGCACTGTCAGCCAATCAACTGTGGACTGGTGGCTTGAACAGTCTGACGAAGCCTTCTCTGAGGCATTCGAAGATGACGGCCAGCGCCTGCCGATCTGGCTTGCCATGCACTCCCTGCAAGCATGGCTGCAGCTCAACCCGTACCCGATCTGGGGCAACGGCTCGGATTTCGACAACGCTCAGCTACAGCATGCCTTTACCCAGCACGGCCTGCGCTGGCCGTTCTGGCGCAACCGCTGCCTGCGCAGCCAGCGCGGCCTGGTGCTGGACCTCTACCCGGACACCAAGCTGCCCGACTTCCCGGCGGACAAGATCAAGCACCACGCCCTGCACGATGCCGAACACGAGGCGGAAGCGCTGGCCGTGCTACTGCACACTCTGACGCTACCCAACATCCACTGCATAACGGTCGATTTTCCCGGCGGGCAGATCAGCGAAACAAGCATGCAAGAACTGGTGGAGTCGCTACGCAGCACCAAGCACATCCACGCAGGCCAACTCTTACCCCTCTAAGGAGCCACCATGTCACCAACCCGTTACTGGATCACCTCAATCGGCCTAGACGCCGCCGTGGCCACCCTTGTCATCGCCGCGGCGCAAGGCAAAACGCTGGCCAGCGGCCTGATGCTGGCGCTGGTCTGGTCCGTCATCGTCGGCCGCATCGCCGTCGCCATCACCGGCACCAGCGAGAACGGCAAAAACCGCCCGGACGGCTTCATGGTCTACCACGTGCTGGCGGAAACCGCGCTGATCGCCGGGCTCTGGGCCGCCGGTTACTCGATCACCGCCATCGCTTACCTGGTGGCGCTGATCGGATTCGAGCTGGCGCTGCTGCGCGAACCGGCAACTACGGAAGGTACGGAAGGAGCGCTGGCATGAGCTGGATTCTCACCCACAGCGGCACCGCGTTCGACCCAATCAACCCGAACCCGGCCGCGATCAACATCAACGATATCGCGCACGCGCTCTCCAACATCTGCCGCTTCAACGGCCACACCCGCGTGTTCTACAGCGTGGCGCAGCACTGCGTCATCGTCAGCAACATCGTGCCCGCTGAGCTGGCACTGGCCGGCCTGCTACACGACGCAAGCGAGGCGTTCATCTGCGACGTAGCCAGCCCAGTCAAGCCGCACCTGGAAGGCTACGCCTGCATCGAGCATCGCATCATGCGTGCCGTGGCCGAAGCTTTCGACATTGACCCGGCGTTGTTCCGGCACCCAGAAATCAAGCGCGCCGACCTGGTGGCGCTGGCCACCGAAAAGCGCGACCTGATGCCGATCCACCCCGCCCCGTGGCCTTGTCTTGCCGGGCTGAGCCCGTTGCCCAACCATATCGAGGCAGCGTCCAGCACCTGGGCCAAGCCAATGTTCCTGAACACGTTCGAGCGGCTGATGGCAGAAAGGGCGGCGGCATGATCCTGTATCAAACCTACGCTGACCACCACATCACCCCGCGATCGGCGCCGCCGGCGGACGAATGTGAAACCATGCGCCTGCCGCGCACTGAATGCGGCTGCCCGGGCTGCTGCGAATCGCGCTACCCGGCTAATCTGGTTGAGAGTGACGGGGGTGAGGCATGAGCGATCGAACCTACGGCAAGCCAGCCATGACTCTGGACGAAGTATTGAACCAGTTCAATGGCGTGCACGACTTTCAGCCCCCTATCTACATCCGGGCGTGCCATGTACGTGATATGGCCGCCCACATCCACGAGTTGCAGGCGCAGGTACGTGATAACCACGCAGTGGCCGAGGCGGTACGGGACGCATGCCACAAAGAGGTAGACGGGTGTTTTGCCGGCTGCGAAACGGCAGCGGTTGATGCCGTGGATCTGGACGCCGTCATCGCCAACATGACAAGCAGCGAGGAGCAACCTAAATGCACCTGCGGCCCCGTTATGCACTGGGAATGCAACGCTGGCTGCAAGGCGAAGCGGACACCCATCCAACCGACCGCCGCGCCGCGGGTGGCAGTGGGGGAAGTGGTATCGAAGCACGGCGATCCGGAAGCATTTGGCGAACGCGAACTGCGCATAGACGAGAAGGTGTTACAGCGCCTGCCTTATGGCAAAAAACTCTACATCGACGAGATCACGGGCACGAAAGGCGGTGCCGCATGATCCGCGACCAGTTCCTCCTCGGTATGGACAACGAGATCATCGTTGACCTGTTCGCTGGTGGCGGCGGCATGTCCACCGCCATCGAACAAGCCCTCGGCCGGCACGTCGATATCGCCATCAACCACGACGAAGACGCCATCTCGATGCATATGGCCAACCACCCGCAGACGGAACACTACTGCGCCGATGTTTTCGAGGTATGCCCGCACGAAGCCACTCGCGGCCGGCCGGTTGGCCACCTGCACGGCAGCCCGGATTGCACGCACTTCAGCCAAGCCATCGGCGGCCAGCCGCGCAGCAAGAAAATACGCGGGCTCGGCTGGGTAATGGTGCGCTGGGCCGGCCAAGTGAAGCCGCGCAGCATTAGCATGGAAAACGTGCACCAGATGAGGCAGTGGGGGCCGCTGATCGCCAAGCGCTGCAAGCAAACGGGCCGCGTGATGCGGCTGGATGGCACAGTGGCCGCCCCAGGCGAACGCGTGCCGGTGCAGGAGCAGTTCCTGGTGCCAGACCCGAAGCACATCGGCCGGACGTGGCGCCGCTTCGTGCGCATCTTCCAGCAGCTGGGCTACCAGCTGGAAACCAGCGGCATGGTGGCGGCCAATTACGGCAAGGCCACCACCCGAGACCGCTTGTTCATGTTCGCGCGCCGCGACGGCCGGCCAATCGTCTGGCCTGATGCCACCCACTTCAAGCAGCCGGCGCGCGGCCAGAAAGCCTACCGCGCCACCGCCGAGCACATCGATTTCAGCAATCTGGGCGAATCCATTTTCACCCGCAAAAAGCCGCTGGCCGACGCCACGCTGCGCAGGATCGCCAAGGGCATGCACAAGTTCGTGCTGAACAACCCCAAGCCGTTCATCGTTGAACTGGCAAACTGGAGCAACCGCAACGGCGTGCACGACATTGAGCAGCCGCTGAACACCATCACCGCCCACCCGAAGGGCGGCGCGTTCGCGGTAGCCACGCCGACGCTGGTACAGGCCGGTTACGGTGAGCGCGAAGGACAAGCACCGCGCGCGCTGGACATCGAGGCGCCGCTTGGCACCATCGTTGCTGGTGGCCGCAAGCACGCGCTGGCCAGCGCCCTACTGGTGCAGGCGGCCCACGGCGAAGGCAAGCCTGGGCGCGCGCAGCGCTGGGGTGACGGCAGCAAGCCGATTACCGGGCCGGTGAACACCATCACCGCGTCGGGCTGTGGTGGCCAGGCTCTGGCCAGCGCCGTGTTGGTTGGCGCCGGCGGCCCGAGCTACAGCGGCAAGCCGGCCAGCGTAGAGCAGCCACTCGGCACCGTGCTGACGGAAAATCACCGTCACTTGGCCACCGCTTACATGATGCAAGCCAACGGCGGATTCAATCAGACGGCCGGACGGGGCCTGGACGAACCGGCCACCACGATCACAACCACCGGCAGCCAACAGCAGCTGGTGGCCGCGCACCTGGTAACCCTGCGCCGCAACTGCTTCGGCCGGGAGTTCGACGTGCCGATGTCCACGCTCACCGCCGGCGCCGAGCATCACGCCGTCGCGTCGTACCTGCTGAGCAAGGAGCATGAGGCCGCCGCCCTGCGCCGCAACTGCTTCGGCCGGGAGTTCGACGTGCCGATGTCCACGCTCACCGCCGGCGCCGAGCATCACGCCGTCGCGTCGTACCTGCTGAGCAAGGAGCATGAGGCCGCCGCCCTGCGCCGCAACTGCTTCGGCCGGGAGTTCGACGTGCCGATGTCCACGCTCACCGCCGGCGCCGAGCATCACGCCGTCGCGTCGTACCTGCTGAGCAAGGAGCATGAGGCCGCCGCCCTGCGCTGCGCCTCGTTCCTGATCGCCTACTACGGAACTGACAATAACGCCGGCCTGGACCAGCCGATGCCGACCGCAACCACACGCGACCGGCTGGCGCTGGTGACCGTGTGGGTGAAAGGTGAGCCCTATGTGATCGTGGACATCTGCTTGCGGATGCTGACCCCGCGCGAGCTCTATCTTTGCCAGGGTTTCCCGCCGAACTACATCATCGACCGCGGCCACGACGGCAGGAAGTTCAGCAAGACGGCGCAGGTTCGCATGGTGGGCAACAGTGTGAGCCCCGGCCCGGCTGAGGCTCTAATTGCGGCCAACTGCATGGATCTCGCAGCCTGGACGCTGCCCGAGTTGAAGCAACGGGAAAGGGCTGCAGCATGAGTTACTCTGACGCCGACTACCTTAACTACGACCCATTCCAAGGCGACGAGGCCGAGGTTACTTGCCGAAGCGTCACAATCCGTACCGCCCGGAAACAGCATTTGTGCTATGGCCTGACGGGTAAGCAAGATCACTTCATAGAAGTCGGCCAGCGCTACAGGCACGAACGCGCCCTGATCGATGGCAGTTTTTGGGGTGAGTACAGGATCTGCCTGGACTGCCTATCCAAGTTCATCCGAGGGGAATGCTGATGGGAAGGGGAAGCAAACACAACATGGACCGGCGCGAATACTGCGCCACCGGCGCACGCCTCTACGCCCCGAGCGGCACCAGATTGCCACAGGCCAAGGCGGACGAGGCGATGGTCGCCAAGATTCGCCGGCTGCACGCCCGCAAGCAACGGCTGATCGAGCGGCTCAACCGCGATTACAGCGCCGCCGGGCTGGCCCGCCGCTTCGGACTCCATGTAAGAACTATCGAGAAGATGTTACGCCGCGAAAGCTGGGCGCACGTGAGAGAAGGGAAATAACTAATGAAAACCGCAGACCTGCTCAGAAATCAGTACGAACCCAAAACCCGCGCCATTCAGCCGATCTTCCTTGACCTCGCGGCCGTCGCCGAGGCGCTTTCCATTTCGGTATCCACCGTGCAGGCGCTGGTACGCGCCGGCAACCTGCCCGGCCCGCGCAAGATTTCCGGCAATCGGGTGGGCTGGCTGTGGCGCGAGGTCGTTGAGTGGGCGGAAGGTCGCCCGCTCTCCGACATCCCACCGCCACCCAATACTGGCGCCAAAAAGCCGCGGGCTACAGCAAAGCAAGCTCTTCAAGATGCTCCGATAGCCGCTTGAGCCAGACCACCTTCTCAGCATCAAAGGTGTACTGGTTATATACCCCTTCCACACCCGGCAACAGATGCCCGATGATCGTTTCTGCAACATCACTCGGGCAGCCAATCGCAGAAAGCCGAGTCCGGGCCGTGCGGCGCAAGTCGTGTGGCGCCCAATGCGTCACCGGTAGCCGTAACCTCTCCTTGTCCGGGCAGGTCATGGAATAAGGCTGGTGATAGTAGGTCGTCGCCTGGATGGTTTTCTGCTGAACTGGCTCAATCCTCCCGCGCGGCAACCTGGCGCGGAACAACCACCCATCCCCATACAGCTCTTTGCGGCGCATCACCACGGCCAGCGCGCGACCGAACAACGGCAACCGTAGATCAACGGCCCGCTCATGCCTGGCATTCTTGGTTTTGGCCTTGGATTGCATCCACCACCACTGGCCATCTTCCTGAATAATTTCCCGCCCTTCCATCAGAACAATCTCGGCACCGCGGGCTGCCGTCCAAAGATAGAGCGTCAGCGCGTCATCGAGCAGGCTGGTGAAATTGGGCAGCCAACGCAGCAAGGCTCCTATCTCCTGCGGCGACAGCACCCGCTTGGACGTTCCAACATGCTCGCCGCGGATCTTCTTGCCCTTAGATTTCAGCTTGCCGCGCAGAATCAGGCGCCACCAGTTCGGGGTAGTGTCCGGTAGCCGGCCGGCATCCAGCGCGTAATCCCACGCCCCACCCAACTCACCGCGCAGATACTTGGCAACGACTGGTGTACTGGCGTAGCTCTGTATGAAATCGAAAGCCTGTGTCCGGGTCACATCTGCAGCAATCAAAGAGCCGAAGTCGCCAAGCATGGTGGCGAACAACCGCTCCACCTCATCGGCGCCCTTCTTCTTTCTCGCTCGGCGGATGTGGCCAGCCAGGTAATCGTCACAGACATCCAGCACGGTGTACGGCTTCACTGCCTTGGCACGTTTCTGCTCGGCCGCTTGGCGGACTTCTGCTCGAGCGCTCTTTCGTTCGACGGCCAGATCCACGCCAGCGGCGCGCTGCTTGCGCAACTCTTCCCACGCCACAATGGCGGCATGAACCGACTTCTCCGGCCAAGCGCCGATTTTCACCTGGCGCAATCGGTTATCCACGGGACTCCGATAGCGGTATGTCCATGTCCGTCGATCACCGCTTGCCTCAATACGCAGCCCAGGATGTTCAGGACTGGTAAGATATTGGCCGGGAGCCAATAGCTTAATGGCTCGAGCATCAAACATGACTTTCCTCAGTATAGTTTTTTTGGTGCCTATCTCTTGGCAGTATAGGTTTTAAAAAACCCACCTAAAAAACTATACCAGATATGCAAGTGCGGTTGCATTGCAGACAAGTGGCGTTACTTTCAGCACTGCACGGCAGCATGAGGCAATAATCTAGGAAAAACAGCAACTTGAACCAAAGAACACTTACAGAACAAGCATCTAGCGCAGCCTCAAAAAGCACACACACGCCAATGATGCAGCAATACCTGGCCATCAAACGCGAACACGCAGACAAGCTGGTTTTCTATCGCATGGGGGACTTCTACGAACTGTTCTATGAGGACGCGGAGAAGGCGGCGCGCTTGCTCGACATCACCCTGACCACCCGCGGCGCCAGCGGCGGCAACCCGATCAAGATGGCCGGCGTGCCCTACCATGCCGCCGAAGGCTATCTGGCACGGCTGGTCAAGATGGGCGAGTCCGTCGCCATCGCCGAGCAGATTGGCGATCCGGCCTTGTCCAAGGGCCCGGTGGAACGCAAGGTGGTGCGCATCGTCACCCCCGGCACCCTGACCGACGCCGCGTTGCTGGACGACAAGCGCGACAATCTGGTGATGGCGGTCAATATGGTCAAGGGCGTGCTGGGCCTGGCCTGGCTATCGCTCGCCAGCGGCGAATTCAAGGTGCTGCAGACCCGGGTCGATGACCTGCACAGCGAATTGGAACGCTTGAAGCCGGCCGAACTGGTGATCCCGGACGATACCGGCCTCAATGTGTTCGAAACCGTGGCCACGCCCAAGAAAAAGCTGCCGCCGTGGCAGTTCGACATCGAGTCGGCGCAGATGACGCTGACCCGGCACTTCGGCACCCGCGACTTGGCCGGCTTCGGCGCCGACACCCTGCCAGTGGCGGTGGGCGCCGCCGGCGCGCTGCTGGAGTACGTCAAGACTACTCAGAGCGTCAACCCGGCTCATATCGCCAATCTGGCGGTGGAGGACGCCGGCGAGTTGATCCGCATGGACGGCGCCACCCGCCGTAACCTGGAACTGACCGAAACCATACGCGGCGAGCCGTCTCCGACGCTGGCCTCGCTGCTGGACGGCTGCGCCACCAGCATGGGCAGCCGTCTGCTGCGCCATTGGCTGCATCACCCCATCCGCAGTCACGGCAAGCTGTCGCGCCGGCTGGAAGCGGTGCGCGCCTTGCTGCCGGCCTACGACGACGCCCATGCCCAGCTGCGCGAAGTGGCTGACATCGAACGCATCACCGCCCGCATCGCCCTGCGCAGCGCCCGCCCGCGCGACCTGGCCGCGCTGCGCGATTCGCTGAAGGCGTTGACCGGCGTCAAACGGCTGGCCGCCAATCTCGACGCAGAACTGCTGGGCGAACTGGCGCGCCTGCTGCCGGACGATTCCCCAGTGGAAACCATGCTCAGCCAGGCCATCCTGCCCGAGCCCTCCACCTTCCTTCGCGACGGCGGCGTGATCAATCACGGCCTCAACGCCACGCTGGACGAATTGCGCGCGATCCAGACCGACTGCGGCGCCTTTCTGCTGGCGCTGGAAGCCCGCGAAAAAGAACGCACCGGCATCCCCACCCTGAAAGTGGAGTTCAACCGCGTGCACGGCTTCTACATCGAAGTTACCAAGGCTCAAGGCGACAAGGTGCCGGACGACTACCGCCGCCGCCAGACGCTGAAGAACGCCGAGCGCTACATCACGCCTGAACTGAAGGAGTTCGAAGACAAGGCGCTGTCCGCGCAAGACCGCGCGCTGGCGCTGGAAAAGCAACTGTACGAAGACCTGCTGGATCAACTGGCGCCGCACATACCCGACCTGAAGCTGATAGCGCAAGCGGTGGCCGGACTAGACGTGCTGTCCGCCTTCGCCGAGCGCGCCAGCGTCAACAACTACGTGGAGCCGGAGTTCGTGGCCGAGCCGCGGCTGGAAATCATCGAAGGCCGCCACCCTGTGGTGGAGGCGGAAGTGGAACGCTTCATCGCCAACGACACCCGGCTGTCCGACACCCGCAAACTGCTGCTGATCACTGGCCCGAACATGGGCGGTAAATCCACCTATATGCGCCAGAACGCGCTGATTACGCTGATGGCGCACGTCGGCAGCTTCGTACCGGCCCAACGCGCGGTGATTGGACCGATAGACCGTATCTTCACCCGCATCGGCGCTTCCGACGACCTGGCCGGCGGCCGCTCCACCTTCATGGTGGAGATGACCGAAACCGCCAACATCCTCAACAACGCCTCCGAACACTCGTTGGTGCTGATGGATGAAGTGGGCCGCGGCACCTCCACTTTCGACGGCCTGGCGCTGGCCTGGGCCATCGCCAAGGCGCTGATAGAGAAAAGCCGCGCCTATACGCTGTTCGCCACCCATTATTTCGAGCTGACCAGCCTGGAAAGCGAGTACCCCAGCGTCGCCAACGTCCACCTGTCCGCCGTGGAGCACAAGGACCGCATTGTGTTCCTGCACCATGTGGAGGAAGGCCCGGCCAGCCAGAGCTACGGCTTGGCGGTGGCCCAGCTGGCCGGCGTGCCCGGCAAAGTGATCCGCGAGGCACGTCGCTATCTGACTGAATTGGAGAACCACTCCGCCAGCCGCGTGCAACCAGACCTATTTATCAGTTTACCCGCAACGACAACTGTGGAACCTGAAGCGAATCCGGCAGTCGAACGCCTTCTGGAGGTCGATCTAGACGATCTCTCGCCACGGGAAGCCCAGGCCCTGCTCTATGAATTAAAGAAACTGGCCAAATGA